AGTTGTTAAGTTAGCTGATAGACTAGCAAATGTTCAGGATATAGACACACGACCAGCAGATTTTCAAAAGAAGTATGCAGCTCAGACTGTATTAGCTATCAATAGATTAAGAAAAGATCGCTATTTAAGCCAAACACATAACAAGATTATTTCGGCGATTGAAAAGAAAATTAAAGAATACATTCCAAAAAATGTTTAGGAAACTATTATGCTTAGATTTACTAATTTTATAACTGAACAAAAAAATACTCATATGACTCATATCGAAGATCGTGTTATTTACGGTGGAGTGGATGGTACTCGGCAAGCAATATTCGCTTTAAGAGATCTAAGAGATATGTTAGGTGGTAAAAAAGAAGGCAGAGTAAGTGTTAAATGGGACGGCGCACCTGCTGTTTTTGCTGGTATTGATCCAAATGACGGAAAGTTTTTCGTAGCTAAAAAGGGTATCTTTAATAAAAACCCAATGGTATATAAGACTGAGGCTGATATTGATGATGATACTAAAGGCGATTTAAATGCTAAATTAAAAGAAGCTTTAAAGTATCTACCAGCTCTTGGAATTAAAGGTGTGATTCAAGGAGACTTTTTATATTCAAAATCAGAACTTACTACTCAATCAATTGGCGGGCAAAAGTACGTAGTATTTCATCCAAACACTATTGCGTATGCTATACCAGCTGGAACTGCTGCCGCAACTGCAGTAAAAAGAGCTAAAATGGGTATTGTATGGCATACAACATATACTGGTAATTCTTTTGAAACAATGAAAGCATCATATGGAGTTGATGTTTCAAAACTAAGAAAAACTGCAGATGTTTGGTCACAAGATGCTATGCTTAGAGATTTAACAAAAGTCACTATGTCAGCTAAAGAAACAGAAGATGTAAATAAAAAACTATCTGAAATAGGATTTTTATTTAATCAAATTGGTGCATCTACATTAAAAACTCTTGAAAATAACAGAGATTTAGCTCAAACAATTGAGACATTTAATAATACATTTGTTCGTAAAGGTGAACAAATAAAAGATACAGCTAAACATGTAAATGCATTAATCAAATGGGTAAACGCTCGCTATCAAAAAGAAATTGATAAGCGTAAAACCGAAAAAGGTAAAAATGCCCAAATGATAAAACGTGATGAATTTTTAAAATTCTTTTCAGCGAAAAATAAAGAGAATCTTAAAAAGATATTTGATCTTCAAAAGTTAATAATTGTTGTAAAATTAAAACTTATAAATATACTTAATAAGCTCAAAAGTATCGATACTTTCGTAAAAACGCCAGATGGTTTTAAAGTTACCGGCGAAGAAGGTTATGTTGCTATTGACAAATTAGGTGGTGATGCGGTAAAGATTGTTGACAGATTAGAATTTTCATACAACAACTTTTCGCCAGATATTTTAAAAGGATGGGATAAACCAGGAAGATGAAAATGGAAAAAAGATATACAAAGCTATTGCGCACACTTAATGAAAATAAAGCTGAGCGCCCCGTTTACTATTCAGTTGATCTTAATCATCAAATTCTGAAAGTGCATGATAGCAAAGAAGCTGGTATGAAATATATGGTCGGCGGCGATGGACCAGATGGACATTTTTTAGTAAAAACAATTAGCAAAGCCCAAGGCAAAAAGCAAGTTGGGCGTTTTGTTGGGCGTCGGGTTAGCCGGCATTTAGACAAACAGCCGTTTCCACACGATGATGGACCACATTATTCTGTACATAAAGAATCTGTTGAAATTGCTGAAGAAGAAACATTAAAATCTAGAGCTAAAACTGTGGCATTAGGGCTGGGTGTTAATGTTGATAATGTAATCAGAGGAATGGGAAAAGGCCCTCATGCTAAAAAAGATAAAGCAAGAGCGGCAAAAGAACCGAAACCAACATTAAAATCTAGAGCCAAAAATGTTGCAAGAGGGCTGGGTGTTAATCCTGATGATGTAATCAGAGGAATGAGCTTCAAAGAATCTATTTTGCCTAGTTCGATTGGCACAAATTGGGCTCCAAAAGAAGATCGTGACCGGTCTGATAGAGTTAGAGATCATGAGCTTGCTATGAATCATCATACAAGACAGATGTCTAGAGATCCAGAAAATAAAAAATACCATCTTCAACAGGCATCTCGGCATTCCGCTGCCGCAGATGCCGGTGCTGAAGTCAGCCGTATAGCGCCTGGACCTATGCGAGATGCGGCAAATAGAGAATTTGAAGAAAAAAGTAAAAAAGCTCACGCTGGGTCAGTTCAACACTTAGGGGCGTCTGTTGAAGTTAATGAAGATCTTGACCAAGATGACCAAGATCGAGAAGATCGAGAAAATCGCGCCGGGCCCGGTGGAAAGTATATAAGCTATTATGATAGCGATCACGCAGCCATTAAAAAACAATTATCCCTTGGCCCCAAAGGCAAATTTAAAAATGCTCAGAGAAGAATTGATGATCACGAATCTGGAAAAAAACACAATCCAGCTATCGCAGCAATGATAAAAGATAGAAATAAAACAAATGACGGTACTAATGTTGTACAATTAAGACGTATGAAAAATGAAGCAATGTCTGATGAAGTAAAAGCAAGAGTCGCTTCGTTACGTAATACTCCAAGTCAAATAGCAGCACGTAAAGCTGCAGCTAAAAATAAGATGGTGAGACCTGGAACCGAGGCTGATTTACCTAAAGATCATGATTGGAATGACAGAGATGCATATCCTAAGGAATCAACTGAAGTCGATGAATTAGCTCAAATGGTTCCTAATAAATCTCAACTTAATAAAGATCAATCTACAAAAATGAATAAACTTGACGACGAACTTAAAGCAATGAGAGCTCGTATGGCTGAGGAAACACAAAATGAAGATTATGAATTAACTGAAGAAGATTTGCCAGAAGCATGGACTCCTAGCATGAGAAGAGCCGCAGCAAGACGTATGAAAATTCTTGCGCCTCGCATTAAAATGGGTATTAAAAGATCTAAAAATAGAACTGCTACAAAAGAAAAATTAATGAGTAGAGCAGTTAGAAAAGTTAAATCTGATTTAATTAAAAAATTCACACAAGGTACTAGTAAAACTGATTTGTCTCCAGCCCGTAGAGCTGATATGGAAAAAAGAATTGCTAAGCTTGGGCCACGTATTAAACAACTAGCACAAAAACAATTACCAGCTACTCGTAAAGTAGAAGCTGATCGTAAAAGAAATAGAAATAAGTGAGCTATTAATAATGATTAATTCTTTTAAGCAGTATATTGTTGAAGAGGCGAAAACCCTTTATTTTACATTTGGTAGAATGAATCCTCCAACTATTGGTCATGAAAAACTGCTAGAAGTGCTTTCTTCTAAGTCAGGCAATAATCCATATAGAATTTACCTTTCTCAAACAAATGATAAAAAGAAAAATCCATTACTATATAATGATAAAGTTAAATATGCTAGGAAAATGATGCCTAAGCATGCTCGTTATATTATGTTAAACAAAGATGTTAAAACAGTATTTGATGCAGCTAATGCTATTTACAATGAAGGATTTATAAATGTAGTAATGGTAGTTGGATCGGATAGAATCACTGAATTTAAATCTTTATTGACAAAATACAATGGTAAAACTGGACAACGATATGGTTTCTATAATTTTAGAAGTATTGATGTAATATCTGCTGGTGAAAGAGATCCTGACTCAGAAGGCGTGGATGGTATGTCTGCGTCTAAAATGAGAACTGCTGGCAGTGATAATGATTTTAATCAATTTACAAAAGGCCTTCCAAAGAATTTTAGTAATAAAGATTCGAAGGACTTATTTAATAGCATAAGATCTGGTATGGGTCTAAAAGAAGAAACCGAATTCTATAAGCATGTGCAATTAGAATCTGTAGGCGATCTTCGAGAAAAATATATTCAAGGTGAGATTTATAATCTTGGTGAGCGTTTACGTATCAAAGATACGGATGAATTAGCAGAAGTCACATTTCGTGGTCCTAATTATTTGATTCTTGAGAAGGAAGATGGATCTATTGTAAGAAAATGGATTGAAGCAGTTGAATCACTTGATGAAGCAGTTAAAAAAGTTGCTATGCCAAAGTGGAAAAAATCTGGTCCTAATGGGGAAAAAGAAATTACATTCTCCACTGGTCGTCGGTTTCAAATTGAAAAACAATACGATCAAAATGATCGGCATTCAGGCGAATGGAAAGTTATGGAATGGAATAAACGTTCGCGTGATTGGGAATGGCATGAAACATACAGCCCACAATGGCATGCGAAAGAAATGGTCATGGAACTGGGCAAATACGATTCTAAAGGAAAAAAAGTTACTGAATCTATTGAGCCAGTTAATGAAGATCCGGTACAACTCGCGCATGATGCTTCGGTAGCATTCAATGTTGCGGCTGGTATGGGAGCTATTACATATGGAGCTAATAAAACATCTAATTATTTAAAGAAAAAAATAGGATCTGCAGTACGTTCGGCCAAAGCTAATCGTAAAAGAAATAAACCGGTATTTGTTGAACCAATTGCCAGACCACGTACAATGCGTACTATTAATAATGAAAATAAAGAATTAGATAATTATAATAAGACTGGATGGGGAACTAAAGAAACTACTAAAAAATGGGTAGATGGTACTCCAGGTCAAGTTATGCCAGATGTCAAGCCAACTCCAAAGTCTAAAACTAAAACAAAAAAACATCCAGGTAGTGACGTATTAGATGCTGGTGGTGTTGGTGAGGGCGCATTGAAACGTGGTTTGTTACCAAGCCAAGACAAATTTGGACCAGGAATGAGTAAAGTTGATTACAGTAATGCTAAAGTATCTCCTACAACATATAAGAAAAAGCCAGATGATTTAATTGGTAAAATTAAAATAGCTAGAAAAAAAGCAAAAAAAGTTTTATTAAAGGGCTCAAAAAATGACTAAAACTTTATCAGAAATACTTGGTTTTGGTCAACCTGCTACACCCATGACTCCAGCCGATAGAGCTGCTGAAAAAGAAAAGAAAAAGAAAGAGCGAGAGGCAAAAAAAGAACAACAAGCTGCTACTCGAGAAAAAAGACAAGATGAGCTAAAGAAAAGGCGTGAAGCAAATAAAGCAGCTAAATCTATTCGCCATGATGATAGAGAAGAAAACCGCGACAAAGCCCGACTCGATATTGCTGCACAAAATGCCCGCGGAGCTGCACGTAGAGCAAACGCTATGAAAAATAGACAAACAACAGCTGGTGGAGTAAGTACTCGATCTGCTGTACGAAGAAACAACGCTTTAATAAGACGATCTACAGCTAGAACTGCAACTGCTTATCAAACTGCTGCCAATTCAGCAAAGTATCACCAAGATAGAGTAAAGGCTAACTTACAAAAAGCTTCAACGGAGTATGATATGTCAACAATAGAAATAATTAGCGAATCGTGTATGGTTGGTCTAAATGAGGATATGTATTTTAAAGTAAAGATTGAAGGGTTACCTACAATGTATGTTAACTCTGCAAATAGAGAAGAATTAAGAAAAGATCTAGTTGGGCTTCTTCGTAATCCATCAAAAGCTGTTGGTGATATTAAAAGAGTTACACCTCAAGAAGTTAAGAAAAGATTACGGCTTCGATCACAAGGCAAAGAGGAAGAAGAGATGAATGAAACTTATATAAAGTTTGACCACCCTAAACTAACATATATCAGTAAAGGGTTTAATGATCGCCGGGGCGCCACGCTCCATAATGATCAATTAGTTGGATCTGGTAAAGCTTCGCATAAATCATTTGTTCAGAAACATAAAGACAATAAATTTTATGTTGTTGACGTACCGGCACCTCTATCTAGATTTAAAGAATCATCTGTAACAAGATCTAGAATTTCTGGTGAAATGGATAAAGCAAGTGGTCGTACACAAATTGATAGAAAAAATGATTTAGCTAAAGCTGCTGCAGCTAGACAAGATTCTGAAAAAGATTTAGCAGCATTTCGTAAAAAGAATGCTAAAGTGCTCCAATCATCCATTGATGAAGTAACCTCTAGTGATGTTTCAGCTGCGTATCAAAGAGCTATGATGCATCCTGCTGAGTCGTCAGAGCGTAAACAGGCAATGGATTATTATAAAAGTGTTGCTGCTCGGCATAAGAAAAATCCTATTGATGTAGGTGAAGCAACAGCAGATGTTATTAACAAATTAAAAAATCATTATATGAATGAATCT